CAATGCGGAGTGACTACAATGACGGCTTGTTTGGTCTCCGCAAACTTGCACCACGTCCGCAAGACTCGCTTGACCGTTGGGAGTTTGATTCGCAAGGCGGATTGCGCGGAATGGTTCAGCGCGTGGGTATGAAAGAGTTTTTCATCCCGATTGAGCGCGCGGTGTTGTTCCGTACCGATGCGATCAAGAACAATCCCGAGGGACGATCGTGGCTTCGCAATGTGTATGATCCTTGGTTCCGCGTGAAGAACTCGCGCGACTTTGAGGGGATCTTCATGGAGCGGCTCGGTGGTATGCCGAAAGCTACCTTGCCGGTGCAGTACATGCAAAGCAACGCACCAAGCGAGTTGACAGCGATCCGTCAATACACTGAAGACACGATCCGGTCAATCCGTCTTGACGAACAAATGGGCTTGATCTTCCCGGCGAGTGTCGCACCCAACGGGGACAAGACAGGTTTCGAGTTCGACATGATTTTCCCCGGTGGAAAGTTCGACTTCAACCAAGTCATCGAGCGTTATGAAATCAGGATTGCAATGGCACTCATGGCGGAAATGATGTTCCTTGGGTTGCGTGCTAGTGGCACGCGATCACTTGGCGACACGAAGACCGACTTGATGAAGTTGGCGATCTCGACTTTCCTTGACCAAGTTGAAGAGACTTTCAACCGTTTCGTGATTCGCCCGTTGATGCTTGCCAATGGGTTCCGTATTGAAGACCTGCCAACATGGAAACATGGCTCGATTGACAAGGTGGATTTGCAGGCGGTTGCAAGTTACCTTGCACCACTGATGAGTCAGGCGGCAATTTTGCCCACGCCAGAACTTGAACGGGCGATGCTAAAACTAGCAAACGAGACAAACGGGATTGATCTTCCTATTCCGATTGATCCCGCATCAGAGTCTATCACGTCAACTTCGGTTGACGGTGAAGGCTTTGACACGTTCTCAGCGCGCGACAATCAAGACGCCTTGAACGGCGCGCAAGTTGACGCACTACGCCGCACCCTGGAAGACATCGCACAACGGCGGATCCCGCGTGCAAGTGGTCTTGCACTTATTTCCAGAGCGTTCAACATGAGCCCGGAAGAAGCGGAAAACATTGTGGGTGACATCGGCAATGGCTTTTTCGATGATGACATGGAACGTGACAACTAATGTTTACACGGGTTCGATTACTACTCACCCACGAAGACGCAACCCGTCTTGCAAAGTGGCTTGACAGATGGAAAAACGCTTGCAGAATTATCGAGTGGGAACACCCCGACGGGCGGTGCTTTGACTTGCTACCGGATGATCGTCTTGTGACGGCTGAACAGATCGACACGTGGGCGCGTGACTATGCGCGGACACTTAGCCGTGAACATAAGATCAACGCGGCGGCGTCTCCCGCGTATATCGTGGCGCGCAAGCTATACCCACCGGAGGATCAAGGTAATGTCACAAAGGGATGATCACAGCATGGGAACGATCGCAAGTTATCTTGCAATGCGGTCAAAGGCATCGGCGCAACGGCTACTCGTGGCGCTTGCAATCTGTCTTGCGGCTAAGTTGCTGACAATCTCAAAGCCCGATGAATTGATCATGCTGGCGTTTGCAAGTGGGCTTGCAGTGTTCCCGCTTGTCGATGTCTTGCGGGGCAAGTGATGCCGGTTGAGAAGTGTGAGATCTACGGTGAGTCCGGGTACCGTTGGGGCAAGACCGGCAAGTGTTACACCGGGGAAGGTGCGCGCGAAAGAGCGCTTGCACAAGGGAAAGCAATCGAGGCGAGTGAAGACATGACGAAAGAGAACATAGACCATCTACCGCAACACATATTGCAGGGCACGCAACACACGTTGCAGAAACACATCAAGCGAGTTGAGCACACCGACGAAGGGATCACCGTGGTCTTTGCACACGATACAGAGCACAGCGAAGATCCACCCACCGATGAGGTAATGAAAGCCAAGTTGACGTTCGTGGTGGGTTGCGCGTCCAAGGTGGAAAAAGAGCAAGGCGCGTTGCTTGTCGGTGATGCGGGTCAAACGTTCGATGCAATCTACCTTGCACCGCTTGGGTTGACTCGGGATGATGTGCTCGTGGTCAAGGTCACCGAAGCAACCGACATTGACACGCCTGTTGTGGCCCTCGGGAAGATGGCGCAAGAGGTCTTGCCGCATGTGCTCGCCTTGCCTCATCCCGAGGCGGTGACACGCGGCACTGACGCGGACAAGGCGCGTTGTCTTCGCAAGGTGTTGGGGTTGCGGCAAGCCGTGTTTACACATACCGACGTGACAATCAAGAAGGCGCAAGACGCCTTGCAAATTGTCGAGGGTGTTGTGCTTGATCCGTATATCATCGACTCGGACAATGATTGGATCACACCGGACGAAATTGAGAAGACCGCTTACCGTTACATGGAATCATCTCGTGTGGTGTGCTTTCGTCATAAGAGTATAGCCCGCGCAACCGTGGTTTCAAGCTTCGTGGTTCCGTACCCATCACCGCGTGAAAGAGAGCTTGCAATCCTCGGTAAGGACCACACCGCGTGGGAGTACCCATACGGGCAAGACATAGTGCATAGCGGCGCGTGGATACTTGGTGTGCGACTTTCGGATGACTTATGGCGTGACCATCTTGCGGGGAATCTCAATTCTTTCAGTATTGGCGGAACCGGGACCCGCAACAAAGTTGACAAAAGTGATCGCCCCGTGGTACAATTTGCTCGGCTAAGTCCCCCAAGGGACTAGCCGCACGAAAACATGCGGGTTGAGTAACACCCGCAAACGAGGCGCAAGAGTCGGCGCACCGGACATAAAAGTATTACTTTGACCACGATCAATAAACTCACGGATATCACAACCGAAGAAGTTTCAATCTGTCCGCACGGCAAAAACGGAAAACGGTATGCGCTAAGCAAGGATGCAAGCGAGCTTGCAACGCAAGAACTCTTGTCGGTGTTGTCTGTTGAACAACCGGGCGAAAGTGAGCTTGCCGACAAAGTGTCCGCGCCGATCCCAACGATCGCGCTTTATCGCATCCTGAAAGGCTACGCAGATCACCTTGACGCGGACACCTTGAACGATCTCGGGTTGACTGACCTTTCGAAGATGGCACCGCAAGATGTCTTGCTTCGAAGTGAAGTCGCCTTGACTGGCGATGCGGCGTTGGAAGTTCTCGCCGCTGTACTATCAAAACTAAATGCGGCGGATGTCAGCAAGCAAGCTGTGTCGGCGCTTATACAGGAGAGTGGGATCTTGACTGATTCAAAGATTCAGGATGCTCCGACGCATGACGCCGAAGACATCCGAAAAGAGCGCGAGGCGCTCACCAAGGCGGTTGAAGAACTGCGAAAGCAAAACGAGGCGCTTGCAAGCGACCTTGCAAACGAGCGATCGGCCCGACGGGCGGAAGTTCTTCGGAAGGAAGCAAGCGAGCTTGCGACCAACGATGAGCAGAGTGCAACCATTCTTGCGGTGCTCAAAGGTTTCGAGGCTGGCGCGTCCAATGAGGATCGCGGCAACGCTCGTGAGGCTTTGACCAATGTGTTGAAGGCAAACCAAACTCAGATTGCCGCGCTGTCAACCGAGGTTGTCACCAAGGAAGAGGGCACCGCACAGAGTGACGGTCCCCGCAATGACGGCGATGAGATTGCAACCTCGGTTGCGAAGATTCAGAAAGAGGACGGATGCGACCGAATGACCGCGCTGTCCAAGTTCTTCCGAACGAACCGTGACGCCTATAAGCGTTATCAGTCGTCGGTTAGGGTGAGGGTGTAAACATGGGCACGACTAACCAGAAAGGCATAGTTATCAGCTTGAATGTTGAAGCGGATATGTCGTCGAATCAATACAAGTTGATGAAGATCGGAACGGCTGATGATACGTGTACCGTCGCCACCGCCGTCACGGATTCCGTTGCCGGTGTGCTTCTCAACAAACCCGATGCCTCGGGTAAGACGGCGCAGATTCAGGTCAGCGGTATTGCTGAGATCGTGGCTGGTGATGCTGTAACGCGAGGTGTGATGCAAAAGATGCACGCCACGAACGGGACGATCGCGGACACTGGTGCGGATGGTGATGTGTTGATAGGGCTGGCGCTCAATAGTGCGGCTACGGGCAAGCGTGCAAAGGTGCTCTTGTTCCTGAATGCACAACAGGCGAGCTAATAGGAGATATGGAAAGATGATTGTTACTCCCGCAGGCCTGCCTGTCAAAATTGAGAAGGACGATCCGCAAGGTCCCGACCTTCATGTTGACGCGCTGGCAACCGAATTTTCGATCGGCTACAGCAACACCGACTTCATTGTTGATCAAATCTCACCCGAGGTGAACGTCAACAAGCGAAGTGGCAAGTATGCGACTTATGACCAGTCGCATTGGTTCCGCGATGAGGCGAAGAAGCGCGCCCCGGGCA